CTCCCGCTCCCCCTCCCCCTCCCCCCTAGGAGATACTATGCTTCTAAAGGTTATTGGATCAGGCAACCCGGGCACCACGAGAATCGTTGACTCACGCACAGGTGAGCCGATCGAAGGCGTCAAGCGTATCGTTGTTGACATCGAGCCGGACAAGGCACCCGTTGTCTATCTCCGGCTGGACTACGTCAAGGTGGAGTTGGACGAGCAGTTCGTCGCAGCACTCGACCCTGCCTTCCCACACACCTTCAAGACCAACATGGGTGCAGCCGAGGTCCCAACCGTCACCCAGAAGCCACCCACCAAAACACCCAAGGCCAAGAAGCCCACGACCCCCAAGGTCAAATAGCAACACAGGCAGGGCTACTATTATCCACCGCTGTCCCCACGATGGGAGAGACATCATGACACACGAGGCAACCACCAACAAGGTGTACGATTTTGGTGCCGGTGACAAGCCACCCACCGACGCAGATCGTCCGTCTCCTAACACGGCCGACACCGTGCCCGACAAAGCAACACTCGTTGTGAAACCAGAAGTGCCCCTGGACGGCCCGTCCACACAAAATTGGCTCGCCACGTTGAGCAAAAAGGAGCTGGTTGCTGAGGCGAAAGTCGCCAAAGTGGGCACGCGTGGAACCAAGGCCGAATTGATTGCGAGGATTCTTGGTAGTTAACGTAGCACAACCTGACACAAAGACCGTTCGACTGCATGCTGAGCAATCCCAAGCATTTGCTTCAAATGCTCGCTTCATTGCCCTGATTGCCGGCACTGGCGGTGGCAAGACGTTCTTTGGTGGTCCGTGGCTCTGCAATGAGATATCGCAGTATCCGGGTGACCAGTGGTTTATCCTGGCTCCGACGTACAAAATCCTCTCACGTGCTACGATGCCCACATTCATCGACTTCGTGCAGGGTACTGAGTACGAGGGGGAGTACAAGGAAGCCAAGGGCATATACGTTCTTCCTGATGGTGGGGTGATCTATTGTGTCTCCACTGACAATTGGAAGGGCATTGAGGGTGGCCAGTTCCGCGCGGCGTGGCTGGACGAGGCCGGGCAGATGTCACACATGGCCTGGGTAGCAGTACAGGCGAGACTCGGGCTAAAGCAAGGTCGCTGCCTCTTCACCACTACACCGTATCCCACGGCTAGCTCTGACTGGTTGCTCGTCGACATCGTAGAGCAAGCCATCAAGCACCCGGAAATATACTATTCCATCCAGTTCAGCTCCATCGCCAATCCGTACTATCCGAAGGAGGAGTATTACCGCATGAAGGAGGTCTTGCCCGATGCCTTGTTCCAGATGCGGTATGACGGTAAGTTCACCAAACTGTCTGGCCTTGTCTATCCTACACTGGATGTAGTGTACTCCGACGATGCAATTGACCCCATCAACTTCCATCCTGAGTGGCAGCGCATAGGGGGTATTGACTGGGGATTCCGCGACCCCTTCGTTGCTATCGTAGCTGCAGTAGAGCCACACAACCCTGTCACGGGCGATCCGATGCTTCATCTGTTCTACGAGCATTATCAGACACAAACGACCCTGCAGCAGCATGCCAACGTGTTGAAGCGAGATGGCATGGAGGAGACGCTGTACTTCGCTGACCCGTCAGGTGCACAGCAGATTGCAGACATGCAGGCACAGGGGTTGGCCGTTACCAAGGGTATCAACGATATCTTGGCAGGTATTGAGACTGTCAACAAGTACGCCAACCTGCCTCGGCTGAAGGTATACCGCAAACAGTGTCCCATGCTCGTAACGGAAGCAGCAAGGTACAGATACCCGTCTGAGGAGGAAATTGGCGCATCAGCCAAGAATGCTGGTGAGAAGCCGATGGACAAGGACAACCACGTCATGGACGCCCTACGATACATGATCAAGGGCTATGACGCTGGCATGATCCACTTCAGCATTACAGACATCACCAAAGACGAAAAACGTCCCACCACAGCAGCAGAGCACCACGAACGATACGGCGACTGGCCCGCTCAGCCCATTAACGAAGGAACTCCTGCCCAGGACACCAATGGAACGGCTGGCAACAAGAGTACCACCCTAGTTGCAAAGAGGCGCGAGGCAGTCGCCGTTCTTGAGAGCAACCAGCCTGACATCCCCAACGCAACCCTTGACGATCTCGAGGAGTTGGAGAATGCATGGCTGTCAGAGGATAACCCGGCCATCTGGAGCAATTGTTAGTCACACATGGGACTAATGGACCACATAGCGAGATGGGCTGCTAACTACGCCAATAGGCGATCTGTCCGTAAGATGACGCGAGCGATGTTTACGGACAGTGAGTTTGATTGGCCTATATCGCCGCCCAAAGACTGGCCGTCCCTTGTCGCTAAGTACAAGGGGTGGGTCTATGCATGTGCTACCCGCAATGCACAAGCTGTGTCGCAGGTCCCGCTACGTCTCTACGTTATTACCAAGCGCAACGACCCTAAGCCCAAGGTGATGACGCGAGAAGCCGATCAACTGGTCATTCACAACCTTACCACCTCACGTGGACCGTATATCCGCAATATGGTGCAGCATGCCATTCATGTCGACGAAGTGTTGGAGCATCCATTCCTTGAGCTTATGGCAACAGCCAATCCCACCATGGATGGTGTGGAAGTCCTGCATATGCTCCAACTGTATCAGGAATTGATTGGCAATGCATTCCTGTACAAGATCAAGGACGCCCTCAATACTGTACGCGAAATATGGCCGTTGATGTCCCACAAGATGTCAATCGTTCCGTCAAAGACCAGTTTCGTGTCCCACTACGAGTATGGCGATGGGCCCAACCCTGTAACGCTCAAACCAGCCGAGATTGCTCACTTCCGGTTCCCCAACCCGAAGAGCATGTATATTGGCATGTCCCCGTTGGAGGCTGCTGCTACGTCTGTGGTCATGCAGGATCATATGGACACATACGAGGATGGCTTGTTCAAGAACAACGCCCGTCCTGACCAAGTGCTCATTCCCAACCTGCCCATTCCTGTTGATGCAAGCAAACGGTTGGAGGCTGAGTTCAACCGTAGGGTCAAGGGTCCGTCCCGTGCTGGACGTACTATTGCTATGCCCTTTGGTGTAGACCTAAAGCAACTGTCGTTCTCACCCAAGGAGTTGTCCTTCCTGATGGGGCGAAAGACGACTCGTGATGATGTCTCCTGCATCTATGACATCCCGTCAACCCTACTTGCCCCCGACCAAGGCAATAGGGGCAAGGACGAGGCTGCTGAGTACATGCATGCTAAGTATGGCATCATGCCCCGCTGCAAGCGTATGGAGCAAAGACTCAACCAGGATGTCGTCTCAGAGTACGATGGTCGGCTATTCTGCGCCTTTGACAATCCAGTCCCCGAGGACAAGGAGTTCCGCCTCAAGCAGCGTACAGCTGACCTCCGCTCAGCTAAGTGCACAATCAATGAGGTACGTGAAGACGAGGGACTCGAGCCTGTTCCTTGGGGCGATGAACCACTCATCCCGCAGAACATGGTTCCCCTGTCTGTAGCAATTGCTAACCAAACGGCCAAGAACACACCCAAAGACGGTAACCAAGCACCACTCGACAAAACCAAGCCCGGTAGGCAGAAGTCACCGGACGGTGCAGATAAGAAGGAATGACATATGGCAATCCTACAATTTGCAGCTGAGGCCGAATTTGCTGTTAGCATGGCCGATAGAACGATGGTAGCAACCATCGCTACGCCCAGGCTGACCCACGACCGTCAAATCGTTCTGCCACAGGGTATGGACCTGACTACGTATCGCAAGAATCCTGTGGTCATGTGGTCGCATGAATACTACCTACCACCGGTCGGTACCAACAAATGGATCAAAAAGGACGGGGCGAATCTCGTAGCTAAGACTGAGTTCGCTGAACGGCCAGACTCGCTTCCCAAAGAGCGCGAGTGGCTACCCGATACCCTCTTGCACCTGTATGACAAAAACATCTTACGAGGGATGTCAGTAGGTGTTATGGCTGACGAATCGCACGAACCCACCAAGGACGAGCTGAAGGCGAACAAAACTTGGAATCAAGCATGGCGAGTAATCGGTAAGTCCACCTTGCTGGAATACTCATGCTGCTCCATCCCAATGAACCCTGGTGCACTGAAGCAGGCACTGGACAGTGAGGGACTGGAGATCAGCCAACCCCTGCTGCATGTGCTCGGTCTTGACACACCCGTCACTCCTACCACCCCTGCAGAGGGCGAGGATACTCTATTATCCACCGCCCCCGGGGGGTTGGGGGGGTTGGATGACGCCACACTATCACTTGAGTTGGGCCTAACACCTGACGAGGCCCATGCTGCGCAGATTCGCAGTCCCAACGAGTTTACTGCACTGCGATCGATGAGCAAGCAGTTTGCTGGCAAGGACTTCAAGGTGCAGTGGGGACTGCTGAAGAGCAGTGGAGATAAGGCAATCCAATCCTACCACTATCCGATGGAGACGTGGACTGTAGCTGAGGCAAGGCAGCATTGTCGCGATCACGGCGGGACAGTCTTTGAAGCGGCTACTGCTGTCACACATGCAGTACCCCAGCCCAAACCTGCCAAGAAGGCGAAGCCTGTGGTTCCTAAAATCGACGTTAAAGCTTTGGCCATGACAATCGTCAGTGGCGTGACCAAGGCCATCCCACAGATTGTGACTGACGAAATCAACAGAGCAAAGGGACGAGTGTAACGACTGGAGCTACCCTCAAGGTAGCAGGTCTGAGCATGGGCGTCATAATGAACGAAGGCAATAATCGTAAACAAGGAGCAAGCGTATGTGGATCAAGCTGACCCAAGTGTGGAATACTTTGGCAGTTGGCACTGAGCTGAACGTCTCGGAAGACGAGGGCAACAAGCTCGTCACCGACGGCATAGCTGAGACTGTCGACGCCCCCACCAAACTCGCTGCCGATGCTGGTGGCGACACGGATGCCACCGACCTGCAGCAACAGCTGAAGAGTATGGTTGGCACCATTGTGCAGCAAGTGACGAGTGCCGTTCCCGACTTGGTGCAAAAACAGATTCAGGACCAGCTTCGTGGAGCTGCCGACAAGAGCGACGACCCCGACGTTCAGAAGGTGCTGA